AGTGGTGTTGTAGATAAGTATGGGGAAACAGTTGGTAAAAAAATAATTAGTTCCCTAACTAATGTTACGGCAGGTCCTATGATAGGTCTTGGAGTATCTGGTCTACTTGGTGGAGAAGCTGACCAAAACGCATTTGGAGAAACATCGTTTCGTCCTTCCGGCATCTTAGGTGCTATGTTTGACATCAATCAAACTAGACAATTTGAAGATATACGTCAAATTAAAGTTGCAGAAAGTTTAGGCGAACCTGATTCTGGTTTTATGATGAAGATAGGCAACTTCGGCATAACTCGTCGTCCGGGTGGTGGGACATACACAGGCAATATGCGTGGTATGTCTTTTAAACAAGTAAAAGATTTGGAAGCAATATCTAAAGGTTACTTGCCAGAGTCCTACAGGTTTAATCACGATAAAGATGGGGAAGATAGTTTCTTCTTGTCAGGTGGTACTAAAATTAATCAGAAGATAGGCGACGACGGTGGCTTAATGGTTGACCCTAGAAATCCTATGGCTGGTTTTTACAAAGGTGACGGAACATTTTACAGCCCTAGGTTTGGATACGCTGCTGCGGGTATGATGTCAGATGTTGTAAAGTTAGCTAATAAGTACGGAATTACAAAGGGTCAAGCACTATCCGCAATTGGCGACGCAAGGGCAGGTAAAGGAACATTATCTACATTAATAGGTAACTTTCAAGATGAAAAAGGCGTTGAAAAACCGGGCGTGGCACCTACGTCCCGTGGCCCAACCCCTGAACAACAAGAAAAAGCTGCTGCTTCAAATCGCCAAATACAAGCTGCAAAAAGAAGAACTGAGGCAAAACAAGACGTAATAGACAGGCGTGAACAGAAAGATATAGAAGAATCAAAAGAAGTAGACTTTGGACCTGCAGGAGACGCTTTTAACACAGGTGGTTTTGTACAAAAATTAGCACCGGGCGGTGGGGTAGCAGCAACAGCATCCGGTTTCGTAGACGGTGTACCCCCCAGTCAAGCCACAGACCGTCAGGAAGTAGCGGACGATAAGAATGGTCAGCTACCAGAAGGGGCATACGTTATCAATGCTTCTGCGGTCACGTTTGCAGGAGAGACAGATATCATATCTATGCTGCGTGACGCACAGAAAGAAGCAGTTCGTCGGGGTATAACTTCTCAAGATGCTAAGTCTAGTTCGATGATTGACGTTGCAGTATCACGTGGTGAGGTTGTTGTTTCACCACACTTGGTAAACATCATAGGCAAGGATAGGCTAGAGAAGATAAACAATCGTGGTGTAAAAGATACCGAACGTAAGATAGAACAGAATGGTCAGCAGGTTCAAGGGGCAGCAACAGGCGGGTTTTTAGGAATGAACAACGGGGGAGATGTGGGTGAAGCTGTTCCTATGTCTCTAGCAGAAATACCTCAAGAGACAATAGATAAGTTTGCAGAGTTTGGTATAAAAAAGCAACAGAGGGGAAACATAAATAAATTTATAGATACCCTAACTGACGAAGAAGCAATAGCTTTAACATTACTAACTGAAACTACGGCTATAACAACACCTTTAGAAGATATGGAAGCGATTGCTGAAGTCATAAAGAATAGGTCAGAAACAAATTATGCAGGTTTTAAGAACGTTAATACAATTAAAGATGTTCTAAAGCAGCAAACAAAGCGAGGCGCATATCAATTTTCTGGGTTAGAACCTTCAATTTTATATAGCAGATTAAAAGAATTACGAAAAGGTGTTGTACCTAAAGAAGCACTACAAAAAGTATTTGCTGCTGCACAGAATATTTTAGACCCCGAAACAGAGGGTTATAAAAGATTACCGTCAGACACTTTATTCTACACACGTGCTGACGCAAAGAATCAATGGATGCGTACTGCTAAAGATTTAGAGTATGCTACAGAAGTTGGTGAACACGAGTTTTACAAAACCTTTGCTTCACCAGAATATCCATAAGAATTAGCTGGCTACCCGATAATCGGCCCCAGCATAACCGAAGCGGCTACCTACAGCCAAGTAGCCCCGCATGAATGAGGTAAACAAATGGCAAAAGCAAAAGGCCACCGTGCCAACAAACCAAACGACTCTTTTGGAGTTACCAATGACCAAGGCTTATATCGCGGAAAGTATCGTGATGAAGTTTACAAGGAAGATGATGAAACACAAGCTGATGAAACTACTGAAGAAAATCAAGGAACTGACCCTGCACCAATTGCAGCTACTCAGGATGACTCTAGTTTTGTCAATAAGTCAGTACCTAGTGAACCTGAACACGATTATAAGAAGCGTTACGATGACCTTAAAAAACACTATGACAGCAAAGTATCAGAGTTTAAAGAAGAGATTGGTTCTCTTCGTAAGGCGATGCAAGACCGCGCTGTTGAAATGCCTAGGGGAGTAACACCGCCAAGGACTCAAGAAGAACTTGAGGAATTTAAGGAACGTTACCCTGATGTATTTGATGTAGTGCAAACGGTTGCGTCTATGCAGACGGAATCGCAGGTATCGAAGTTAAGGGAAGAAATTGGTACTATCAAGGAACGGGAAAAAGAACTAGAGAAGCAAAAAGCGTACGAAGAACTGCTTCGGTTACACCCAGACTTTGATGATATTAAATCAACGAAAGAATTTTTGGGATGGCTAGAAGAACAGCCGTCAACTATAGCGGATGGTATTTATAAAAATAATACCGATGCAAGATGGGCTGGACGTGTTGTGGACCTTTATAAGGCCGATACAGGTCTTAACAAACCAAAAAAGAAGCGGCAGGAAAGTGCAGCAGACGCTGTAACTAAAACACCTGCTAGGGAAGTTTCCACCGATAAAAACGATGGTAAACGTGTTTTCCGTGCTTCGCAAATCGCCAAGATGAAACCGTGGGAATTTGAAAAGCTAGAAGCTGAAATCGATGCCGCACGTTCTGAAGGGCGAGTAGACTATAACTCTTAATCCTCAAATGGAAGGAATAAACTAATGGCTTTTGATAGCGCATCAGGTTATAATAACCTGCCGTCTGGGAATTTCACACCGGAAATTTTCAGTCAAAAAGTTCTCAAGTTTTTCCGTCGTGCTTCGGTTGCAGAAGATATTACTAACACCGACTACGCTGGCGAAATTGATAACTTCGGTGATACAGTTCGTATCATCAAAGAACCAACAATCACAGTATCCGCTTACTCTCGTGGTTCTGTGGTAAACCCACAAGACTTGGCTGATGACCAGACAACTATGGTTGTTGACCAAGCAAACGCATTTGCGTTTAAAATTGATGACATCGAAGAAAGACAGTCACATGTCAACTTCGAGGCATTGGCAACATCATCAGGTGCATACTCACTAAAACGTAAGTACGACGGAAACATCCTGACTGCTATGTTTGATGGTGCTGGTATCTCGTCTGAGACAGACGCAGCAACTGCAACTGTATCAGGATTAGGTACACTAGGTACGCCGCTGTCTTCACAGACAGGTGACAACCTAGTCAACATCATGTTGAAAATGGCACGTGCATTGGATGACCAAACTGTTCCTGAAGAGAACCGTTGGTTTGTTGCACCACCAGCTTTCTACGAGACACTATTTGGTGCAGGGGCAAAGTTTGCTGAAGTTCAGGTAACTGGCGACGGTACTTCTCCACTACGTAACGGTCTTGTGATGCAGGGCAACATTGCTGGATTTAGTTGTTATAAGTCAACAGCTATGAACGCTTCTGGCGCAGACACTGTTGACGTAACAGGTCTAGGCGCAGGTGAGTTTCCAATCCTTGCTGGTCACATGTCATCAACAGCTACTGCTTCACACATCGCGAAGACAGAAGTTGTTCGTTCAACCGAAACTTTCTCAGACATCGTTCGTGGTCTTCACGTGTTTGGACGCAAAGTCCTACGCCCAGAAGCACTCGTACGTTCTGTGATTTCACTTTAATAGGGAGGACTAATTAATGGCTACTTATTCAGTTACCGATAATGGTATTGCTGTTGCTGCGGGTGCAAAACCCTACATGCAAGAAGTTGTATTAGACTTCTCAACAACCAACTTAGCTACCAATGAAGACATCGATGCTTTACAAATTCCTGCTAACACATTAGTTTTATGTGTTGGTCTTGAACTTGTAACAGCTAGTTCTAACGCTGGTACAATCGACGTTGGAGATGGCACAGCCGCTGACACTTGGGTCACTGACCTCGATGCAGATGGTGCTGTAGGCATCCAAGAAACTGGGTCTACTGCTAAGTTTTACTTAGCTGCTGACACCATTGATGTGAAAGCTATTACTGCAGACATGGACGGTAAAGTTCGTGTATTCGCTGTGATGGTTCCGATGAACGCTGCAGGTACAGCAGCAGCATTCGCCTAAATAAAATGTCGGGGGCAGGGCAACTTGCCCCTTGACGCACACTAATTTTTATGATACAAGCAAGCAACCTTGCAGGGAGTATACCCTATGTTTACTACATACATCATGGCTTGTTCGCTTGCTATATCTAACCAATGCACAGAATTTGTTGATGTCTACGGTCCTTACTTCACAGAACAAAAATGTGAAGAACGGGCAGAACAGATGGTCGTAGACATGACTGAAATATTAAACGTACCGCACAGTTTTTATTACAAGTGTGTTCCGTCAGAGGACTCCTTAAAAATATAGAGGTTAACATGGCACGTAAGCCTGACAACATGCCCAAGCGAAACAAGAAAAACTTTCGCCCTACCAAGAAGGGTGCGGGTATGACAGAGGCTGGCGTAAAAGCCTATCGCAGCAAAAATCCCGGAAGTAAATTAAAGACCGCTGTTACTGGTAAGGTAAA